TTCTTCTTGTTGTCGTCCATTAAAGTCCTCACGTAATCAATAAGGCCTGACGGCCAACACCTGTATAAGTAGCCAGTATTATTCCACAGCGATTCAGGATCGCCTACCCCTGATTTGAGATTTCTCCAGAGGCATGACGCAGCAGCCCCTCTAGCGCGGCCTTCACCGTTTGTCGGCGAACCTCGTCGCGGTTACCGGGGAAGTGCTGCACCTCGCTGAAGACCCGCTCCCCCACGCCCCATGCCAGCCAGACCGTGCCCACCGGCTTGCTCGGCGAACCGCCGTCCGGCCCTGCGACACCGCTGACCGCCACGGCAAAATGCGCCCGGCTTTTTTCCTGCGCGCCCCGCACCATGGCCTCGACCACCTCGCGACTGACCGCCCCCGCCGTCTTAAACAACTCGGCCGGGACATTCAATTGCTCGGTTTTCTGACGGTTGGAGTACGTGACATAACCAGCCTCGAACCATGCCGAACTCCCCGGAATACGGGTGATCGCCTCGCAAATGCCGCCGCCGGTACAGGACTCGGCCGCCGTGACGTGAGCATTGAGAACCTGCAGGCGCCGGCCAAGTTCAGCGGCCAGTTGGGTGATTTCTTTCACGGTGATCTCCTGAGCGGGCGGAATGGGACTACCGTACACGAGCGGATCGCGCTTGCAAGTTACAGGATCGATCAAAATGTTAGCGGCCAAGCGCCCGGATGTAGGCCTGACAAGCCTGCAAGGCAATCAGCGCACGGTCGCCGGCGTCGGTGATGGCGATAATTCGTTGAGCATGCGTCGGGTCAAGTCGGGCTCGTAGGGTGCCATGATCCACGCCGCTGGCACCGGGGGCGGTTGGCACTGTGCAGCCGATGGAAGTGTCACTGGCATCGAGGAGGACTGACAGCCGCACATCAGCAGTGGCAAGACGATCGCGCAAGCGACCTTGATCACGTTGGGCATCGCTAAGCGCTCGATAATGGGTTTGTTCGCTGATCGACAGTTGTTGCTCCAGCGTCAGCCGCTTGTCCTGCTCGGCCTGTTGTCGGGCGGCGGCCGCCAGAGTCAGTTGGTTGAGCGTCTCGGCGTGCGCCCTGGCCTGTTCCGCCAGTTGCCGCCCGTAACGCCCCTCCTGAAATCGCCAGGCCAACGCCGCCGAGCCACCGGCCAACACAGCCAGTAACACAACAACGCCAATCACCCGCCAAGACACAGGGATCAAACCGAAGGCTGGCATAACACCGCCCTCGCCCGCGCCCACAGCTGCAGACGGTTCTGCAGTCCATTGAGGCCACCGTTGATCCGGCGGGTGATGCTGTTGAACTGGTCACGATCAGCCAGCTCGTTGAGGCCGTTTTGCGCCCAGAACCAGGCGGCGGATTCGGCGGCCCATTGCGGCTGTTCCAGCAGTTCCGGCGAAACCAGCAATCGCTCATCGCCGAACAAGCCCAGGCTGCATTGTCGATAGTTATGACGGCCAGTGATCTGGATGAGTCCACGACCGCGATACCTTTGTCCGTCACCATCGAGCACGGGGGTATTGCCCAGACGAGCAGCCAAAGTGCCCGTGTCGTACTGGCTCAAATATTCATCACCACCGTGTTCGCGCACGTAATGCAACTGACCGGATTCGTGGCCAATTTGAGCAAGAAACGCGGCGATACGTTTGGGCCTGTTGATCCCATGATCATCCATGGCGTTGTTCAGGGCGGAAATGAAAACGCCCGCTTGGCGGCGGGCGTCTGGAAGGATTTGCTGGAGTTGCATGACAGTAAGCGGCATGAGTGATGTTCCGTTCGCCAATGATCCGCCAGACCGGCGCCAGTGCATTTGATTGCGTTATTGCGTGGCGTCCGGACACTTCGCATCGATCACACAGCGATAGCTTTGATATTTGTCACCGGTGGCAGTGACCTTTTCGATGGACCAGTACCCGCGCATGAAGTCCGGCCACGACGGGTCGAGCAACAGGACACCCTCGGCGGAAAGCGCCGGATTGCCCGGGCAACTGATTTTCACCTTGAGCTTTTCACGCAGCAATTTGCGTACTTCTCCCTCACCGACGTCTCTGGCCTCCGTTTCATTCTGGCAGAGCCGACCGATGACCTTGAACGGCGCGCTACCGGTTTCAATCACCCGCACCATCCCCGCTGCCGCGTCCCACCAACTCGTCTTGCAGCCCTGGTTTTTCGCCCGGGCGGTGTCATCGAGAGTGGCAGAAATGAAGGCGCGATCGCCGGGGCGATTGTTGGTGGTCACCGACAGTTTCACCTCGGGCAACACCTTGCCCGACAGTGACTTGGTCTGACTTGGGAGCGCCAGCACATACAGCTCATTCATCGGTTTGGCGATGGCCTGGTATATGCCGGCGAGGCGAGTCAAAAACGCCATGTCACTTTCGTTGGACTGATCGATGTGATCGATTTTTTTCAGTGCCAGTTGGGGTGCCACCCGTGGCGAAAAACCGTGCCGCTTAGCGATCTCGCGAAACAGCGCACCCAGGGTGGTCGGCCCATGACTGGCCGATCGACGCTGCAGGAAGCCGGTCTTGTCATCAGCACTGAACGGTGCCGCAGTGGCCACCAGCGTCAAGCGCAGCGGGAACAACGTCGGCGTCAGGCGAGACACCGTGAACAGGCCCTTATCCACCAGACCGGACTCCACGTAACCGACCTGCAGGCCAATCTTGCCGCCGAGGATCGGCAGCCCTTCGAGCCCTTCCAGATCGAGCGTCAAGGTCAATTGATCGGACTCGATACCGGCGGCATCGATGTGCTCCCAACTGATCAGGCGCTTGTTGATCAGGACCTCGTTGTCCCCGTAAATATGTACCGCTGGCGTGAAACCCAATGTCATGGAACCTCCTTAATCCCACGCGGTAACCGGCGTGGTCACCATGGGTTTTGAATCAATTTCCGGCAGGACTACCCAGATACCCGCAGGCAATACCGGCCCCGGTTCCGCCAGCGAGGGGTTCAGCCGCCACAGTGCCTCTTCGACGGTATCGTCACAGCGCCCCAGTTCTCGGTACAGCAACAGGTTGACCGAGTCACCGGCCATACTTCGAACTCTACGCATGGATGAACTCCGATATGTCGACTGCCCACGTGACGACCATCGCCGTACCGTCATCGATGACCACGCTCTGGGTCTCCGTGACCGTGTTGATTCGCCAAAGCCCCCAGTTGCGTCCGATGCCATCCACCAACGGCACCGGCTTGCGCTGTTCCTGTAGCGCGCGCAGCTCATTGAGCCGGTCCATGGCCACTGCGTACATCGACGTCCCTGAAATCTTCATTGTTTGGACTTTCTGCCCGGTCTGACTGGATTTCGGCTTGCCCGTCACGATGTCCAGCTCCACCCAGCCACCGTCCGAGGTGTGCACGATGCCGCTGTACGCGAATTGGCGGGACAAGCCGAAAATGAAACTGCCCAGGATCATTTGCTGGCGCATTACCTGCCTCCATCGGTCAGGGCCGCACCACGTCGGGTGGCGAGGGCGTTGGTGGTCATCAGTGGAACAAACTCGCCGTGGAACTGCGTTTGCAGCTGCTGCGCCACGATCGTCCGGATGTGCTCGGAGCTCTCCCCACCGGTGCAGGTGACCTGAATCGACGGTGAGTAATTGATTTGCTGGTTTTGTGTCGGTGCGCTGGTCAGTTCTTTGTTGACCTGTTCTGGCGAGGCCAGGCGGTCTGCTGTCGGGGCGGCGAGTTTTTCGCCCAGTGTTGCACCCGACTCACTACCCAGCCAGCCTCCAATCAGGCCACCCAGAACGCCACCAATGGCGGTGCCGATCACAGGAACAACACTGCCTAACGTGGCGCCCACCGCAGAACCGGCGGTCGCACCCGCCCATCCGCCACCTGCCGCGCCAAGACCGGCACCGAGCATGCGACGATTGCCGGTCATTACGCCGCCGACGACGTCCATCGCCGCACCGACGGCTTTCAATGGTCCGGGTGCACGGCGGGTCAGCGAACGCATCGAGGCCCCCATCGCCATCAGACGTGAAGCGCCGCGCGAGCCTCGTGGACTGACACCCACGGTCGGGCCCGTCCTGATGTCCGGCTTGTTCGCCTGTTCCTTATCTCTGAAATCTTCGGAAAACACCTGACCGAACTGTTTTGGAAGCCGGGCAGATGCCGCTCCCAAAAACCGCTTGGCCATTTGATTTTTCATCTCTTCGTATACGGGTGTGAACAGGGCTGCCAAATACGGCATAACTGTTGTGAAAGCGTCCTTCAGACCACTGAGCCGCGGGCTGAGGGAGGCTGGTGTGCTTTCTGCCGCCACGGGCGGTGTATTGCCGGTGGCCACGGGTAAATGATTGTCGCGAACGCTGTCGATGTTCGACTGTGGCTCGCCGGATATTTTCCCAGGGCGATTGATGATCTGCGGCTGATCAATTACCTCGAGACTGTCGAGCTTCAAAGGTATCCGCCAGTCGACCTGCTTCTCTGCCTCCATCATGGCCGGCGTTCTGAACGCCGACGCAGAGATTGCGGCAGCCATCAGCGGGACACTGGCGACGCTCTGGTTTGACTCCATCACCGTCTCGCGCCGACGCTCGGGTGATCGATCAGCCTCACCAACGCTCTTCACGCCGACCGACTTGAGCAGCGTCGCCCTCTCAATGGCACCACCCGTTTCGCCCACGTTGTTTTGCCCGCTGGCCAACGCCGTCCTTGGGCTGGAACCTGTTGCCGGCATCAACGAGCGCGGCGAGGAAAACGTCAGGTTCAACGATTCCAGTGCCGTGGTCAGCAGACTGATTTTGAGACTCAGTGTGGCCAGCACCTGGCTGAAACCGGGCGCCAGATCCTCTGCGCCCTCCCCCGTCACCAGCGATGACACGGCACTGCTCAGGCCCACCTCGCGAAACTTCAGCCAGTCATCACTGATGGCTGTGTTCTTGAGCGAATATTTATCGTCCGCCATCCCCCTCTACTCCTGTTTCACGCCAAGGCGAGTGATCGCAATGTCGTAGCGGCGCAAGGCCTTGCCGACGTCCCATTCCAGAATGTCCGCTTCACTTATCGGGTAAATGAGCGGCACCACATCGAGGATTACTTCGATGTCGCGCTCCGAAAGAAGGCCGCCGGTTTGTTTAAAAAATCGTCGATGCGTACCTGAAGCTGTGTCCAGTCAGGCACGGTCAAACTGGCCAGATCGGGCAGCATCAGGCCGGTGCAATGGGCCGTGATGAATTCGGCGCGCTCCTTGGCGGTCTTGAGTTTTTTCATCGCCTTGGTCGCACGCAGCACCGGCATTTCCAGGGTCAGCGTGGTCAGGGTTCGACCCGCCACGGCGAGCGGTTGCAGCAAGCTCACTTCGTCGGGATCGGCCGACGGTTGTTCACCCTCGTCCGCATGCTCAAGGAAATGCGACGTCGGCAAGGTCGACATGTCATGCACGTACTGCGCGATGCTCACGTAGTCCGGGCGTTTGAGTTGATCGAGTTCCTTGACCGACAGTCCGGTGGCCAGCAGCGCCAGTTCGAAGAACTGATCGTCCTCATCATCGCCGGCACGGGCCAGGGCTTCTTTCTGTGCGGCGTAGTACAACGGTTTGAGCTGAATCTGCTCGATCGACGACTGATCGTCGGCGGTGATCGGCGACAACAAGGCGTGAACAGGAGGTGTCCAGGACATGAAATGAATTCCTTGGTGAATCATGAGAAGGCGTTACGCATTGCACCTTGTGGGAGCGGGCTTGCTCGCGAAGGCGGAGTGTCAGTCGACCTTTACTTTGACTATCAATCCGCGTTCGCGAGCAAGCCCGCTCCCACATGAGTTCGGTGCTCGCCGAGCGAATTAAGGGATCAACACCGCGCGACGGGCGTCGCCGAGAATGTCGATGCCGTTGAGCACGAACTTCTGCGTGCGCACGTCGATGTCGATCACCGGGATGCCGTTTTCCAGGCGGTTGTAGGTGCGGCAGGACAGCTCAAGCGTGGTGGTCGGTTTGTCATTCATTTTGAGCGCCGTCTCAGCCAGGGACTTCAGCTTGCCGCCGACGGTGTGGTAGGTGAACCAGGTGTTGCCATCCTGATCCTGACCGGCCTCACGGACGTTCAGCAAAATGTCGTCGCCCAGTTTCACGCCCAGGGCGAGCATGACTTCTGCGCCCACGCCTTGCAGCTTGAGCGTGGCGGTGAGGGCTTTGCCGCTCTTGGCCATTTCCTCGCCGATGAAGCGCCCGCCGACCATGTTCTCCATCTCGAACTCGATCTTCGGCGGGGTGAACTCTTCCACCGTCGCCGACAACGGCAGGCCTTGCAGGGTGGCCGCGATGGCCTGTCTTACTCGGTTGGTAAACATTAGAGAACGTCCTCCAGGAACTGCTCGATGATTTCATCGCG